TCACAGCTTGGCCTGCAACAACGCCTCAAGCTTCTCCTGATCCCGAGCAAACTGACGAATCCCCTCAGCCAGCTTCTCGGTCGCCATCGCATCCTCGTTGGACAACCAACGGAATTGCGCTTCATTCAGGCTCAGACGCGCTTCACCGGCATGCCCCGGTGCTAATTTGCGCTCCAGCTTGCCAGTATCCGCCGCCAGCTTCTCCAGCAGATCCGGGCTGATGGTCAACCGATCACACCCCGCCAGCTGCTCGATCTGATTCAGATTACGGAAGCTCGCGCCCATCACCACAGTCTTGTAGTCATTGGCCTTGTAGTAGTTGTAGATACGCGTCACCGACTGCACACCCGGATCATCCGCGCCGGTGTAGTCGTTGCCGGTGGCCTTCTTGTACCAGTCGTAGATACGGCCCACGAACGGCGAAATCAGGAAAACCCCAGCGTCAGCACAAGCCGCAGCCTGAGCGAAGGAGAACAGCAACGTCAGGTTGGTCTGAATGCCTTCCTTTTCCAGCTTCTCGGCAGCGCGAATGCCTTCCCAGGTCGAAGCGATCTTGATCAGCACACGGTCACGGCCAACGCCGGCCTTTTCGTACAGGTCGATCAGACGGTGCGCACGCTTCAATACGGCGTCAGTGTCGAACGACAGGCGCGCATCCACCTCGGTGGAAATACGACCCGGTACAACCTTCAGAATCTCTTGCCCTACCGCAACGCCAAAACGGTCGCTGGCCAGGCCCACATCGCCCTTGCAGTCGTGAACGCACGCGTTCAGCAACTCGGCATAACCGGGAATGGCCGCCGCTTTGAGCAGCAGGGAAGGGTTGGTGGTAGCGTCCACGGGTTTAACGCGAGCGATTGCTTCGAAGTCGCCGGTGTCGGCAACCACGGTGGTCATTTGTTTGAGTTGTTCCAGCTTGGAAGTCATGGGCGTGCTCTGTCCTATGGGTCTAATGACATTACCCGAGCGCTGACAGCCACTCAAGGGCGCATGTACGTCTCAATGGTCCCGGCGGCAACATCCTGAATGCGGATGTTTGAAAGGCGGGGCGTGGTATCGGTAAATACGATGCTGAAATGGGGGGCAGGTTCAATGGAGGTGACGGTTAGCGTGCCTGACCGGCTTGGGCCATGTCCTCAATGCTTACCGATTTTGCCTGGCCGGTTTGCGTATTAGACCTTTGAGCGCTCGGGCCGAACAAGCGACGGCCACGATTTCAAAGCTGCCATTTTCTAACGAGACAAAACGCGGTCACCGACGCGCGAAGCCTACGAACGAGTAATGGGGGATCAACGCCCCTCCAACAATTCCGCCGCCTGATCCAGCAACGCCAAAGGCTCTTTGGCCTTGTGAATATCCACCGACAACAACTGCCGAAACTTCCTCGCCCCCGGAAATCCGGTGCCCAACCCCAGCACATGCCGAGTGATGTGGTGCATCGACCCTCCCGCCAGCAGATGCTCGGCGATATAGGGACGCAACTGCGCCAGCGCCTCGGCCCGGCTGATCACCGGCGCCGTGCTGCCGAACAGTTGCTGATCCACCTCAGCCATCACATAAGGATTGTGATACGCCTCACGGCCCAGCATCACACCGTCGAACGTCTGCAAATGCTCGTGACAGGCCTCCAGCGTCTTGATCCCGCCGTTGAGAATAATCTCCAACTCCGGAAAATCCGCCTTCAACCGCGCCGCCACGTCATAGCGCAGAGGCGGAATATCGCGGTTCTCCTTCGGCGACAACCCCTCCAGAATCGCAATCCGCGCATGCACCGTAAAACTTGTGCACCCCGCATCCCGAACCGTACCGACGAAATCACACAACTGCTCGTAACTGTCCCGCCCATTAATCCCGATCCGATGCTTCACCGTCACCGGAATCGACACCGCATCGCGCATCGCCTTCACACAATCGGCCACCAACTGCGGATGCCCCATCAGGCATGCGCCGATCATATTGTTCTGCACCCGATCACTCGGGCAGCCGACATTCAGGTTTACCTCGTCGTAGCCGTGCTCCTGGGCCATGCGGGCGCAGGCGGCCAGGTCTAGCGGGACACTGCCGCCGAGTTGCAGGGCGAGCGGGTGTTCGGCTTCGTTGTGACGCAGGAAGCGGTCATGGTCGCCGTTGAGGAGCGCGCCGGTGGTGACCATTTCGGTGTAGAGGAGGGCGTGTTTGGAGAGTAGGCGTAGGAAAAAGCGGCAGTGGCGGTCTGTCCAATCCATCATGGGTGCAACGCTAAACCGCCGAGACAGCGCAGAGCTTGTGTTCTGTGGGTTAGTGACTGTTTTAGCTAACATTTTTCTCTGCGCATTCTGGGCCGTTTTTGGGCGTTTTCAGGCGTTTTTTAAAGGCCGGTGGTAAAATGTACCACTCACTTTCTCACTTGTACCACTGGAACGATGGCAACCATTAGAGCAAGAAAGAAGGCCGACGGATCGGTCAGTTATACGGTCCAAATCCGCCTTAAAAACAAAGGGGCAATAGTTTACCAAGAGTGCCAGACCTTCGCCCGGAAACAGGCTGCCCTGGCATGGGCTCGAAAACGCGAAGCGGAGCTGGACGAGCCAGGCGCGATCGAGCGGGCAAATCGCAAAGGCACGACGGTCAAGGAGATGATCGACCGTTATTTGATTGAGATGGAGAAGGTCCGGCCTTTGGGTAAGACCAAGCTCGCCACGCTCAAAGCGATCAGCGAATCATACTTGGGCAAATTGAATGACCAGGACATCAACAGTCAGCAGTTGGTGGAGTATGCGCTGTGGCGGATGGGCAAGGAGGGCGGGAATGTACAGCCTCAGACGGCTGGTAATGATCTGGCGCATTTGGGCGCGGTGCTGTCGATCGCTCGGCCTGCTTGGGGCTACGAAGTCGATCCGCACGCAATGACGGATGCCCGGCGGGTGTTGAAAAAGCTGGGGTACAACATGAAAAGTCGTGAGCGCGACCGACGCCCGACGTTGGATGAACTCGACAAGCTACTCACGCACTTTCAGGGTATCCAAGCCCGTCGCCCAACGTCGATCAACATGCTCAAAATGGCCGGGTTTGCGTTGTTCTCAACACGCCGTCAGGAGGAAATTACGCGGATCCTGTGGACGGATCTGGATGAAGTGGGCCAGCGGGTATTGGTGCGTGACATGAAAAACCCCGGCCAGAAGATCGGTAACGATGTCTGGTGCCATTTACCGCCGGAAGCCTGGGCCATTCTCCAAACCATGCCGAAGGTGCTGCCTGAGATATTTCCGTACAGTGCAGAGTCGGTATCCACGTCATGGACCAGGGCTTGTCAGATACTTGCTATCGAAGATCTGCACTTTCATGACCTTCGCCACGACGGCGTTAGCCGGTTGTTCGAAATGGACTGGGACATTCCTCGGGTAGCGAGTGTATCGGGGCATCGCGATTGGAACTCAATGCGACGTTACACCCACCTTCGTGGACGCGGCGACGCCTACGAAAACTGGAAGTGGTTCGAGAAAATCCTACAGGCGCCCGTAAAATTGGGCGCCAGGACGCTGAAGTGAATTAGCTACTGCGTGGCGCGCTGTTCAGCTGATTGTTCTCTTTGACGGCTGCGGCGCGCTGAGCATCCAGGTATTCGGACAGGTCCGTGATGTGAATACCCTTTGCGCTCTTTTGGCTTGGCTCCATGCGCGTGATAGGAATCTTGATTTGCCCGGCCCCCACCTTTCGCTGGAACATCTCCGTTGTGAGATGAGTGAAGTAATCCTTACAGACTCGCTCCAAGGGAATGACCACCTGACCGTTGTATTGGGCCATGAGGACAAATAACGTTTTCATAGTGTTGCTCCTTCAAGTGAGAAAGTCCGAACAGTTGTTTCGCGCTTAGTCGATGAATGGCCAGCCAACAGCTGAGCTACAACGGCGAATTCGGCCGCATCAATGTCGCCAAGCTCTTTGGCGAAGCCGGTAAGGCACTCAAGACGGATCCGAGCATCGTCGGTTTTCCGCACCTGGTAATCGAACAACGCAGTGCCGACAATCCGAATGGCCATCAGATGCCGGGCGGACTGGGCGTCAATGTTGGCCAATGTGTTAGCCTTCGAATCGCTGCTGCTTTGGTGCTGTGCTTGCATGGTGTTGCCCTCAGTGGTGGTTGATGTCGGGGAGGGCCAACTCCTCGACATCGCTTCTCTTGTCCGTCAGTCCTGGCGAGCCAGGTGGATAACCAGGTCGGTGTAATCAGGATCTTCCTCAGTGCATGCTTGCCACTCCAGCACGCTCAAAATCTGCTGAGGACTGCACTCGTCTACCAAGATCTCGCGCTGGCCAGCTGCAGCACGAACTTCCAGAATCTGCAGCAAACCATCCTCGCCATATGCCCCTGCCTGAATGACCGGGTGGCTTTTGCCCATCCATTCCAGTCGATCCTGGATTTCCTGCAGCTTGCTCGTTTTGCCGTCGCCGGCATTGCCCATAAAGACTTGGATTTGCATTGGTGCAGCCTCCCTTACGCTTTGAAAATCCAGCACTTGACCGTCGTGGGACGACCAGGCGCCAGTGGTGTTTTGCTGTTCAGTGCAGCCCTTACTGCGCTGTGTACCGCTTTGTTTGCTTCCAGGAATTTGTGCGATCGCGACTCTTTGAGCAGGTCGCGCAAGGTGGTCACGTCGGCCAACTTCTGTTTGTGTTCAGCGGCGCGCTCGCTGAATTCGTTGAGGTTGATCGCGATGATGCTTGGGTCGCTGCTGTGGTCGACCATGGGGTCTTCACTAAGCGATTCGAGGTAGTCGTACACCTCCCAAAACTCTGCAACAGCCGGGTGGTCATTGCTGATCGAGGCCTGGCGCTCGATCGCCATGCGGACGATCTGACGTTGGGTAGCTGCTACTTGGGGCTCGTCCAGCTTCAGGATCAAACGCAAGGCATCGAGCAGGGAAAGGAGCTGAGCGTGGTTCTTGCTGATCCGCTCGACACGGATGTATCCGCGCAGGTCATAACCGCAGCTGCTGCAGTTGCCATGCTCGTTGGGATACTCGGTGCCGCAAGCGAAACAGTGGCTGTGCAGGCGGCGAAGCTTCGCTTCATGTTCAGGTATGCGCTGGGCGAAAAGCTCGAGGACGGCCGACTCTTTGCCGACAGCTCTGATCAGGAAGTGGCTGAGCGTTCCCCCGTCCAAGGAGTTCAGTTTGTCCGCTGCTGCGCGGCTTTCCGGGGTGACCGTCGGCCGGATGAAGTGCAGTTTCACGATCCGCGTCATAATCGCTTCATGGGCGACTACTGCGGCGTTTTGGCTAATGGCGATTGTCCCGCGAAATGGCGGTTCATAAGTTTCATTGCCGGCAGTCTTCACGCCTTTGGTGGCCAAGGTGCCGCCGCCGTAAAAGTCTTTCAGCTCGTCCCACTCAAACGTTTTGGCGTGCGATCGATCGTCGCCGTGACGGTCGGCCTCCAAGAACACCACGGGCATACCCGACACTTGCCCCATCAGTCGCGAGCGCCCGGCTTTCGTGGACTTCATCGGGTCAAAGCCTTCATAGCCTTCCCGGCCGAGCAGCTTCCACAAGAGGTTGAGCAGGGTAGTTTTACCGGCACCGGCCTCACCAGTGGCTTCCAGGAAAGGGAACGATTGGTAGCGGGCGCGGATCTGCTCACAGAACAGCGAACCGAAGAAGAACACCAGCGCTACCAGCCCCTGGGCGCCGAAGCACGTCCACAGCAACTGCAGCCACTTTTCGTCAAAGTCTTTCCCATCGCGCTGCAGCTTGATGGGCACGCCTTTCTGCAGCGTCTTCAGGCGAAGTTTCCCGAACTCAAAATAATCCTCGCCGTTGACCTTGTAGGTGACGCCATCCCTGATAGCTATGTCGCCGTAGACGTAGCAGCCGTATTCCTTGCTGTAGCCCACGTAGTCGATCGTCGATACGGTTTTGATGCCGAACAGTTGATCCTTCATAAGTTTGTCCAGTTGTTGACCGCTCCCGGTGTACATGGCGCCAGCAGCCATACCGAGCAGTCGCTTTTTGAATTCGCTGGCAGCTGAAAGCTGGCCGCTGGTGAAGGTGTTCTTCACGCTCTCGGAGTCGTGGGGGAAGTCGACGCGCACGTAGTACCAAGACTCGTCCGTGACCTCGTTGCGCTGGAAATACAGGGCTTGTGGGTAGCAGTTGGCGATTTCCACGACGCTGCCGGACTGCTGCAGGGCTTTTTCGCGCTGCTGTGATTGATTGAGCAGTTGGTCGTCGTGGTTCTCGCTGTCCTCGATGTCTTGCATCGCCCGGTTGAATTTCTCCATGTCCAACTTGAACCAGTACAGGCGGTTGCCGAAGCCAAGGTGGAATTCCCCGCGCTTGTTCCAGTCGTACATCAGCAGCGCCTTCTCTGCGGCGCTCTCGGCCAGCAGCAGCGCACCCTGATGACGTGCTTGCTTGAGGTCGGCTGCGATCTGGTCGGCTCGCTCACTCTCGTCTTCGATGAAGCCCCAACGCTGATGCAGGTCGTTCCAGTCGGTCTTCCGGCCGTCACGAAGCGGGATCTGTGCAGCCTCGCAGACGAACCCGAGGGCTCGGGCCTGCTTCGCCCAGCGTTTGGTATAGACGTGGGCACCAGGTTCGTTATCGAGGGCCCAAACCAGCTTGGGTAGCTTCCCCTCTCGGTTACGAGCGAGTGCCCGCAGCGATTCTTCGGGGAATGCATTAGAGGACATGGCCGATACGGCCACGACGTCGTTATGCACCAGGGCGATGGCGTCAAAGATCCCCTCAACAATCCAGATCTCTTTGGCTTCGAGCAGATCCACGCAAGGCGGGCACCACCAGACACCGCGATAGCTGTCCTTGGATTTGAACCGCGCTTTCATCTTTCCGAAGCGGTGTGGCCGATCGATCAGTCGTTCCCACCAGCCACCTTTCTCCAGGCCGAAGCGAACGGTGGCGCTGCCGGCGTTGTGTTCGACGGAGTAAAAGCTTTCCTGAGTGAACCAGCCCTGGATCAGCTCGATGCGGAAGCCTCGGGCAAATTCCAGATAGGCGCGGGCGGTCGCGTTGGGGTTTTGATCGGTTGCCGGTGCACGCTTACTCCAGTCCTCAAACAGCTCGTCGTACAGCTCTTTCACGTGCAGGGTGTGGGCACACTTTTCAGGCCTGCCACAAATCACCAGCCACGGAGCCGAATACCGCGTGTACAGGGTTTTCTGGCGGCATTTAGGGCAGGTGCCGCCGCGCATGTAGTTGGTGTTTGCCCGATGCTTGAGCCCGTAGTCGGTTTTCAGGCGCTCGATCACGTCGCTGCGCAATTGTTCTTTCATGGGTTACTTCGCTGTTTTGAGGCAGAGGGTGAGGGCGCCAATCAGGTGTTTCTGAGCGGCCATCACGGGGCAGTTGGCGAGGATTGATCCGTGGCGCAGGCCGTCCGGAATCAGGCGGTACTGGTCTGCGTACCAGAGTTCATTGAGGTTGAGACGGTACTGCTCGCGTAGGTTGACCAGGAGCGCTTCGGCCTGGTCCGGCGTCAGTTTTGCGTTGATGTTCATGGCGTTTTCCATCGTCAAACCTCAATTTCGGGCGCAGCTCACCCAAACCCACGCGGGTGGGGATCGGGGATTTATTAGTTGGGTGTTACGAAGTGGTTACGCGAAAACGCCCGTTATCCGGTGCGTTGAGGATGCGTTCATAGATCAGGCTGACAGGGACAGCCCAAACCTCACCGGTGGCGGTGTCGGTAATGACGGTGTGCGTCGGCGTGCTGGTCAGAACATCCAGGCGCTGCCGATCGTTGGCCGCAGACAGATTGCTGTAGGCCAGATGAACCATTCGTTCGGCGGTTGGGGTCAGTACTTCGAAGTCCGCCACCAGGTGTTGAACTGCACGCTTGAGCAGCTGCTGATCATCGCCGAGGTGTTCGCACTGATGCCGCTCAAGGAACACCAATGCCGCGGCTTTGAGCATGTCCTGATATTCCTGTACTGCAGGCAGATTGTTCATTGGCCGTTCACCGATTTAGAGCGGTACAGATCGATGGCTGCCAGCACTTCCGCGTGCCGTGCTGCCATGTGGAGGTTGTGAGCGTTGAGGATCAGCTCAGCTTCTTCTTTGCTGATCGAGCCGTCTTCAAGAGCCTTGGCTATGGCCTGATCAACACAACCGCGTTTCGCTGCTACCTGCACCGACCGGGCGTACATCTCGACGTTGTCCAGCGTCTCAGGGTCGGCCACCGGTACGAACAATCCGCCATACAGGGATGCTACGTAGTTTGGGAAGTGGTGGGTGCCACAGTCCTGCTCAAGCATGTAGACCTGTGCGTCATTGAGAGGACTGCACCCGGCGTTTTCGTATGCGTGATTGTCGAACTTTTTGAGCTTCATTCCCAAGCGTGCTGCAGCAGCTTCGCGTCCGCCTGCGTAGCTGCGGATGATCTCGCTCATGACGTCTTTGCGAGTTTCTAGGATTGGGCTTTTCATCTTCTACTTTTCCCTGTTGGACGCTGCCACTACTGTTCGATTTCGCCGTCTTTGATACCAAGCAGCACGGCGGCTCGATGTGCCTCCCCACGGCGACCTTTGATCCGACCGTTCAATAGGTCGCTGACTAAATTTTTGTTCAGTCCGTGTTTGCGACTGAACTCTGCAATGCTGACGCCTTTTCGATCGAGAGCCGCCCGGGCTTGCTCGTGCGTAACAGTGGCGGGCATAGTGTTCCCCTTGTTGGTTTATGTTTATTTGCGTTTGTCTGTGGTGATTCTTGGTCAAAAAAATGATCAAGTCAATGGTGGTGACTAAAAAAATGCTCATAGCGGATCGAGTGGGTGAACGCCTCAGGGAAGAGCGCGAGCGCTTGGGGTTAAATCAAACTGATTTTGGTGTGCTTCTTGGGGTCAGTCGGGGCACGCAGAAAAATTACGAATTAGGAGCAAGCTCTCTCGACCTGCGATACGTGACGGCGCTTGAAGAACGCGGTGTTGATGCGGCATACGTGCTCACCGGCAGGCGATCGACTCCATTGGGTCAACTTTTTAGCGCTTCGGAAGAAGAGTTGATAAACCAGTTCAGAATCATCTCCGATGATGATCAAAAAGCGATTCGCCGCTTCCTTGAAGCCATGGCAGACGATGCGGCCCGCCATAGGTCTTAACTTGCAACAAAGCACATGACTCATTAGTCGCATTTCCGTTTCAAACCTGTTTGCCGCCCCGATAACGTCGATTCAGCAATGCACGTTATGGAGTAGTAAGCATGTTGGATCGCAAGAAGAACGATCACACCTCGTTTGATACCACTGAGTTCGACACAACCGAGCTCACCAATATTGAGCGTCGTCTGATCGATCTGTACCGCCGGCTAAGTCATGTGGAGAAGCAACAAGTCCGCCGTGTGGTCGAGATACTGGCAATCAACCCAAAAGAGCCGGTAAGGAGCTGACCCCCCATTTTTGAATGATTCCGATCGCCGATGCTCCCGTGTTGGCGGTCTGACTCTACGCCACGGCCTGCGATCCCAACTGTTCGAACAGCTCCCGCTGTTTAGCCCTGGGCATGTCGCGCAGACGGTCGAACAGCATCCTTTCAAATGACTGCGCCGACGGGCTCAGCGTGTGTGAAAACGTCAGGTTTGCCACCCATGTGTGCCCGCACTTTGCGTCCAGGCACTGGCAGTACAGCTTCACAAAATCCATGGTCACTTCTTCCCGCGAAGCGATGCGGCCTTTGTGTCCGCATTTGCATACAACTCTCATTGTGTCCCTCCCCAGGGGCAGCTGATCGCCACCATATTGCCACAATATGTAGTGGCATTCTCTCTGTTGGGTTCTTCATGTAGTGGTATCCACTGCCTCTGGCTCTGCTCGCCAGCTAAATCGCCTATCCTCTCTGAGCGTGTCATTCAGCTGGTTGAACAGCTGGCAGATCGGCCGGATTTCGTTGCTGGTGTACACCCTATCGATCTTCTCGATGTCGCCGAAGCCGCCGGTATTTTCCGGGATGATGCCGGCCAGCGCCGGGTTCATTCGCCAGGCGGCGATGACGTCGTTTCGCGTGATGTTTTTCACCTTCTCCAGTTCGTCCTTGGCCTGGAAGTCACCCACCGGAATGATCTGAATCGCGTTCTCCTTGCCGTTGGGGATGTTGACGAACATCGAGCGGAAGTTGCCCACACCCTTGCTGGCACTGATCTGTGCGCGCAGCTCGTCCTCGTCTTCTTCGGTCAGGTCGGGGTCGTTGGTGTAGAAAATGTATCCCGCGTGCGCGCCATTGCTGTAGTAGCGGCGGCGGAACAGGGTCGCGGCTTCGTTGAGCAGCAGCGCCTGCAGGCCGCCCAGGTAGTCCGGTACGCCGTAGATATTCTGTTCCACGTCGTAGTCCAGGACGTGTTCGATCTCGTTCTCTTCAAACTCCATTTCCTTATTGTCGGGCAGCAGCATCACAAACCCGCCACCCACCTTGACCCGCATGTTGATCGCCGGCAGGTGCTGCAGCTCCAGCACCTGGCCAAAAGCATTTCTATGGCGAAGCAGATACGCCTCGCCGAACACCATGTAGTCCAGGCCGGCTCGTCCCATGGTCTGCGTGCTGCAGCCGAGGGAGGCGATGAACTCACGCAGCAACAGGTTGCGCTTGAACTTCGGAATAGCGCCGTGGTGCGCGTTGGCGCGCAGCAGCTTGGCCAGGCCAACCCGGGACACCGGCGGCTTGTAGATTTTGCCGTCGTCGCTGGGAAACACCCCCACGTACTCGCCGATGTTGCCTGACAGCACCTGCTCGGGCTCCCCGAACGTAAAGCTGCGCATGGGCTGCTGCGGTTGTTGAACTGCGGGTGGTTTTTTGTGTTTGCGGTTGGCCATGGCTGCTGTGGTTACTCGTGACGTAGCGGCTGCGGCGCCGCTTGTTGGTGTTCAAAGGTTCGTTGGACAGAGCGTGCATCACCGCCCAGGCGATGTCGGCGTGACCGGTGGCCTCAGTGCGCGAAGCGCTGTAGGTAATCTGGCCGCTGTTGGTCGATCCGCGCTTAATGGTCAGGAAGGCCTGGGCGATGTCGGTCCAGCCGGCATCCCACTCGATGCGGCTGCCTTGGATCGTGTCCTGGGCCTTGAGTACCAGGGCGTTTTTCGCTTCAAGGCTGTAGTGAATCGGCGTCGCCTTGGCGTAGAAGTCGCGCACCAGGTCGAACACGCCGTAGCCCACGCCGGTGACGTCGATGCCGATATGCTGGACGTTGAAGCGCTCGGTCAGCTTCTTGACCTGGGCGGCTTGGTAGGTGAACGAGTGGCCCCGCCAGCTGTGCTTCTCCAGGATCCGGAACTTCGCCCCAGGTTCGAGCGGCGGGGCGATGACCACGCAGGTGGCGTCGTCGCGGGTACGGCTCGGGTCATAGCCCAGCCAGACCGGGCTGTTGCCGAACGGGCGCTCCAGATCCGGGTTGTAGTCCTCCCACAACGACAGATCCGAGTAGCAGCGCTCAAGATCCTTGAGACTGAAAGCGCTTTGGGTGCTGTCGATGAACTTGCAGTAAAACAACTGCTGAAACTTGTCCTCGTCGTACTCCAGCTGCAGCTGCTCGAGGTCGAACAGATCGCAGCCGCCAGCGATCGCGTCGTCCAGGGTGATCGTCTTGCGCCACTGGCCGTCCGGGCACAACGCACCCTGCGTATAGGCCGACTCGCTGGGCCAGATGCCGCCGGCCTTCTTGCCGCGCTTGCTGTTGCGGAACTCTTCGCCCGACCAGAACGGGTACGCCTGGTGCGACACCGCGCTGGGCGTCGAGAAATAGGTTTTACGCCATTTCTTGTGCGTGCCCATGGCGCTGGCCACGGTGCTCAATTTTTCGAAATCGCGGATCCAGAAATATTCGTCCACGTAGACATGCCCGTGATAGCCCTGGGCGGTGCTGCTGTTGGTGCTGAGAAAGCGCAGTTCGGCGCCGTTGCTGAGGGTGATGGGGTTGCCGGTCAGCTCGATGCCGAACCACTGTTGGGCAAACTGGATGATGTAGCTGCGGAAGATCTCGGACTGCGATCGGCTGGCGGACAGGAACACCTGGTTGTCACCGCTCAGCACGGCGTCCATGAACGCTTCGCCGGCGAAGTAGTAGGTCAGACCGACCTGCCGGCTTTTGAGGATGTTGCGGACTCGGCGCGTCAGCGGGTTCTGTTTCGCCTCGAACAGCTCTTTCTGGTAGCCGTACATCTTGGAGATGAACTTATCCAGGAAGTCCACTTCGGTCAGGCCGCTGATGTCGTTCTTGGTCTTCTTTTCGCGCTTCTTTCCGCCACCATCGCCCCGATCACGGCGCTGGCCTGAGGGGCGCTCCCGGGGCGCGTCCGGACTGTCGGACGACGCTGCCGGCGCAGGCTTGGCCGACTGCTTAATCAGGCGTTCACGCAGGGTGGTCAGGCGCTCCAGTTCGTCGAGTTCGCCCTTTGATAGCGTGTCGACTTTCTCCAGGATCAGGGTGATCCGCCGGCTGATGGCGGTCAGCGGTTCCTCGTCCGTCAGCATCTCGTCCCAGCATCCTTGGCGGATCCAGTAGTAGACGATTCGGATATTGGGCAGCTTCAAATGCGCCTGGATTTCCTTCACCGAACAACGGCGCAGGTAGAGGCGTTTTGCGGCTTCTTTGACTTCGGTTGGGTAGTTCATGGGCCGCAGTCTATGCGGCGAAAACGCTGGAAACGCGGGGTTAACTTCCTTGATCCGCCTATATCGCGGATATAGGAGAAGGGCGCATTTGAACCGTTTGTTTGGGGGCAAACGGCTCCCTATCGTGGCGGCTCATTCAACGATTGAGCGCAGTTATCACTCATGCCCCGTTCCCTTGTCTCCTACTGGAAACGTGTTGCCACCAGCGGCCCGACCGTCGATGGCCGCGAGATCCTTCCCCAGGAACTGCGCGATATCGCGGAGACGTACAACCCAGCGTTGTACACCGCCGTTATCTGGTGCGAACACGAGCGTTGGTTCGGTTCTTTCGGGACTGTATTCGCGGTACGCCTCATTGAGGACGCCGAGGATCTGGAGCCTGGCCAAGTCGCCCTTGAAGCGCAGCTGAAGCCTAACGACAAGTTGCTGCGCCTGAATGACGCCGGCGAAAAGGTCTTCACCAGCATTGAGATTCGCCCGAATTTCCGTGGCCGTGGCAAAGCCTATATGACCGGGATCGCGGTCACTGACGAGCCCGCCAGTGTCGGTACTCAGGAACTCTATTTTTCCAGCCGGACCAGTCGGGACGCTTACTACGCCGCATCTGTCGAGCTGGGCACCTTCCACGAAAACGAACCCAAGGGCGAGCTGGGCAAGCTCACCGCGCTGCTGACTGGCCTGTTCAAGCGTTTCAGCGCTGAAAACAGCCCCACCGAAACTACCCCGCAAACCCCAACCGAGAGCAAACCCCCAATGGATGAAGCTACCGCAACGGCTTTAAAAGCCCTGCTGGCGCAGCTGCTGGTCGTCGCTGCCGGCATTCAGGCCGTGATCGAGCCTGCAGCCGAAGAAGCACCAGAACCCGATCAGGCCCCGATCGATGACGTAAGCGCGGCAGTGGACGAAATCGTTGCCACTGCAGAAGAAGAGCGCGAGTTCGCACGCAAGGGCGGCGGCTCCAACAAGGCCGTATTGGCTGCACTGTCGAACCTGCAAAAGCAGTTCACCGCACTGCAGAACACCACCACTGGACGTCAACTGCCGCGCACCACTGGCGCAGCTGACAAAGCCAAAGCGCGGGTGCTCTGACATGGCCAATCTGAGCGCCTACGGCGCGAAAATGTATGCACAGCTGCAGCTCGACATCGCCGAAACCTATGGCGTTGAGTTGGCCAGCAAGCAGTTCAGCGTAGATCCGACGATCGCCCAGGAACTGAATGACGCGATTACCGCCAAGTCGGATTTCCTGCAGCGCATCAACGTCATTCCGGTGACCGAGATCAAAGGTCAAAAGGTGTTTATCGGTGTTTCTGGCCCCGTCACCGGCCGCACTAACACCAAGACCACCGACCGCGAAGCCAAAGACGCTTCGGCGCTCGATGACAGCACCTATGAACTGTCCTCGACCGAATCCGACGTGGGCCTGCCGTACGCGAAAATCGACGCCTGGGCCAAGTTCCCGGACTTCCACCAGCGCTACTCGGCCGCCGTACAGAAACAGATCGCCCTGGATCGCATCATGGTCGGTTTCCATGGTACGCACGCTGCCGTGCAAACCGATATCGACGCTTTCCCGATGTTGCAGGACGTGAACAAGGGCTGGCTGCAGCAGGCGCGTGAGCAGATCCCGGCTCAGGTGCTGAAGGAAGGTAAGACCGCCGGCAAGGTAGTGCTGGGAGTGGATGGCGACTACGCCAACCTCGATGCCCTGGTGCATGACACCAAGCAGATGGTGGACGAACGTCTGCGTGATGGCGGCGACCTGATCGCCATTATCGGTACTGACCTACTGGCGGCCGATAAGGCGAAGTTGTACGCCAAGCAAGGCGACGTGCCGACTGAAAAAGAGCGCATCGAAGAAGCCCAGGTGATCGCCACCTACGGCGGTCTGCCGAGCTTCAGCGTGCCGTTCTTCCCGGTCAACGCCGTGGTGGTCACCAGCTGGGGCAACCTGTCGATCTACTTCCAGGATTCGAGCTGGCGCAAGCAAACCGTGGAGAACTCCAAGCGCTCCCGCGTTGAGGATTACAACAGCCGTAATGAGGGCTACGTGATCGAGCAGCTGGAGAAGTTCGCGATGACCGAGAACGTGGAGCTGGTGAAGTGAGCCTGGCCCTTGCGCACAAGCGCCGCATCCAGGCCTTGGGGGGCGCAGCCTTAGCCGCTGCTGCAGCGGCACCGGTGACGTATTCCCCGGCGGAAGCGCTGAGTAGCCCGGCCAATGCCCGCAAACACCTGCTGCTGATGGAAGCGTCCCTGGATCAGGATCTGGAGCGCCTGAGCGCGCTTAAGAACCTGGCCAGCAAGCAGTCGCTCAAGCGTGAGGAACTGCTGCCCAAGTACCAGGACTTTATCCAGCGTTACATGGAGTCGGGCCTGGTGATGCCGAACCGCGTCCTGGTGCAGGTGATGGTCTGGCTGTTCGACACCGAGCAGTTCGAAGACGGGTTGGAGCTGGCGGACTTTGCGATCGAACAGGGCCAGCAGATGCCGGAGCGCTTTAAGCGCCGCGATGTGCAGACCTTCGTCGCGGATGCGGTGATCGAGTGGGCTTACGCGGAGTACAACGCCCAGCGCAGTCCGGAGCCGTACCTGTCCGACCTGCTGCCGCGTGTCGATGATGAATGGGAGCTGACCGAACAGATCCCGTCCAAGTACCACAAGTTGATCGGCATGCGCGCTATGGAGGCCGAACAGTGGGAAACCGCGCTCAAGCATCTTGAGCGCTCCACTGAGTTGTATTCGAAGGCCGGCAACGAGACCCGCATCCAGAAGTGCCGCAAGGCACTGGCCAAACAAGTGACCGCCACCACCGGCGCCGAATAACCGACTACCCCCCAGCGGGGAACTGTGGACGTGTGTCTGCCATTTATGGCCAGCCCCACGAAAAACAGTCTCCCCGCCCTAATTTGAGCGGCCAGCAATGAGCTTTTCAGGCAAACCCACCACCTTTGTGGAACAGGCGATCGAGAACGACGGCTTTTGGCCGAACCTCTCCGTGTCCGAGTTCCAGAAGGGTTACCGCCTGCCGGCGGAGTTCCTGGGCGAGCTGCTGACCGACGCACTGACCATCGCGATGGCCGAGGTCAACGCGGACCTGTCCACGCTCAAAGCCCGCTGGCAAGCCGTCGGCATCACCCACGTCGAGTCTGCGGATTCCACGCTGCTGCCTGAGCGTGCCTTGAAGGCCAAGCTCTACAAACGCGCTGTGTATTGCCGCGCCAAGGCCAGCGCGCTGCAGCAGTTTCCAACCGTGACCCGCCGCGAAAGTGCAGAGAACACCGGCAAGGAAGCGCCAGAGCGTGAGGACACGTTTCTGGCTTTCAGTCAGCAGGCCGTGCGCGCCCTGCAAGGCCGTGGCCGCATCACGGCGGCGCTGCTATGACCAAGCTGCAGAAACTGACCGCTTACCTGCTGGAACGCCGCTTGGTCGAGCCTGAGCAGCTCGACAGCTGGACCGAGCAAGTCACCCTCGAATTGGTGTGGAAGCCCGACGTGGACGGCATGCACCTGGGCAACATGCGCTATCGCGCCGCGATCGTCCTCGAGCGCTTTGCCGACCATCCGGCACGGCTGATGGCCCTGATCGGCAGCTGGCTGGAAACCCACGATCCGGAGCGCGATCGGCACGAATTGCCGGCGGCGCAGTTCGCCGTCGAACCGCTGGACAATGACCTGTTCGACGTGGAAATCACGCTGGAATTCGTCGAGCCGCAATACCTGGCCGAAGACCCGGCCGGCGAGATCCAGGCCTTTGGCAAGACCTGGGCATTTGTACCGTTTGACCTGTGGGTCGCTGAACGCGGCGAGGTGGCTACCCATGGCGGGGCGTAGCACCTTCGAACTCGATGCACGCGGTTACCTGGGCGTGCGTGAGCAACTGGCACTGCTCAGCCTGCCGCCCCAACTGCGCCGGCGACTGCTGAACAACGTGAGCAAGCGTGTACGGACCATGAGCCGCAAGCGCGTGCGCGATCAGCAGAACCTGGACGGCTCGCCGTTCGAGGCTCGCAAGGGTTCGGCCAAGGGCAAAAAGAAGATGGAAGCCGGCCTGGCCAAGCTGATGGTGGTGACCCGCGTCAGCGCCGACGAAGCGGAGCTGGGCTGGAAAAATGCCCTGACCCGCTGGGTTGCCACGCAGCAACACCACGGCGTCAGCGAGCGCCGCACCGCTGCGCAGATGCGCCGCTGGAACAAAACCCCACCTGGCCTGGCCGCCACCGACAAGCAAGCCAAGCGCCTGCGCCGGTTGGGCTTTCGTGTGCGCCAGGCGGGCAAAAAGACGCTGACCCGGCCGTCAGTGGCGTGGATTCAAGAGCATGTGAACTACGCCAAGGCGGGGTTGCTGATCCGCATCCTGGACGACGAGCGAAGCGAGTCCACTGGCGCGCAGAGCTGGGAAATCACACTCCCGAAACGCCAGTTCATCGGCGTCAACACCGACCGCGACACCAGCTTGCTGGTTAACCAGGTGTTGCAACAAATCCTACATTCATCCCGCTAACGAGGCACTGCATGGCACTCGGTCAAGTCACCGTCGACAATCTCAATCTGGGCCAGGGTGCCGTAACAGAGATTGAACGCTACTTCCTTTTCATCGGCCCGGCCGGCAAGAACGTCGGCCAGTTCATCCCGCTGAACATCGACAGCGACCTGGACGCCGCCCTGGGCGTGCTGGCCAGCGACCTGAAAACCCAAATCACCGCTGCCCGTCTCAACGGCGGCCAGCGCTGGGCGTGCCTAGCTGCGCCGATCGGTGCCGAGGCCAACTGGTCCGAGGCCCTGGAAAAAGCCCAGCAGCAAGGTTTCTCGGTGGAAGCCGTGGTGATCACCAAGCCGGTGACCACCGCCAGCGAGCTGTCGACCATGCACGACGCGGCGATTGCCCTGAACAACACCTACGGTCGCCGCGTGTTTGTGATGGCGGCCGCTGTGGGCATCACCGCGCAACAAACCTGGGCGCAATACGTCACTGAGCAGAAGGCGCTGGTGGCCGATCTGGCGGCGCCGCGTGTCCTGGTCGTGCCGCAGTTGCACGGCAATGACCTGGGCGTGTTGGCCGGTCGCTTGGCGAACGCGGCGGTGAGCATTGCCGACAGCCCAATGCGCGTGGCCACCGGTGCCGTGCTGGGTCTGGGTCCGGTGCCGGTCGATGCCGACAAAATCCCACTGCCGTCGGCGGTGCGCAGTGAGCTGGATCGGGCGCGCTTTTCCGTGTCGCAGACCTATCCCGATTACCAGGGCGTGTACTGGGGCGACGGCAACATGCTCGACACCCCGGCGAGTGATTTCCAGGTCGTTGAATACCTGCGCATCACCGACAAGGCAGCGCGCCTGATTCGTCCGCTGCTGATCCGCCGCGTGGCCGATCGCCGCTTGAACAGCACCCCCAACAGCATGGCGGTCAACACCAACCAACTGATGGCGCCGCTGCGGGCGATGGCCAAGTCCACCACCTTCAACGGCGAGGTGTTCCCCGGCGACATCGAGCCGCCGAAAGACGGTGACCTGGTGCTGAGCTGGCTGAGCAAAACCAAGGTTGCAGCCTACATCAAGCTCAAACCCCTCAACTGCCCGAAAGACCTGACGGCGAACATCGCCCTGGATCTTTCCAACGATCAAGCGGAGTAACGCCCTATGGCAAAGATTGGCGGCAAGAACTTCGACGTGAGCCTGGGCGACCTGTCGCTGCACGTCGAGAACTGCACCCTGGACATCACCGACAACTCGGCGGTGGCCCAGACCCGGGGCGTGCCGGATGGCTTCGTGGATGGCGATGTGGCGGCGGCCGGAGAGTTCGAGCTGGACACCACCAACTTCAACCTGCTGATCGACGCGGCGCGATCGGCAGGCAGCTTCCGCGCCCTGAAACCGTTTGACGCGGTGTTCTTCGCCAAAGCCGGCGAAGAAGAGGAACTGCGGGTCGAGGCCTTCGGCTGCAAGGTGAAGATTTCCAGCCTGCTGGGGATCGATCCGAAGGGTGGCGAGAAGAGCAAACACAAGGTGCCGTTCGACGTCACCAGTCCGGACTTTATCCATATCAATGGCGTGCCGTACCTCGACGCTGCCGAGATCGAGGGGCTGCGCTGATGGTGGATTGGTTCGACCGCGCCCAGGAACTGGAGCAACGCCAGCGTGACCAGGCGATCAAGGCCCAGCTGCAGCAGCCAAGGCCGGTCGGGCCAAGCCTGACCCATTGCCAGGACTGCGACAAAGAGATCCCGCCAGCGCGCCAGGCGCTGGGCGGCATGACCCGGTGCGTCCCGTGCCAGACGGTCCACGAAAAGAGTAATCGTTGATGACGACTGAAGCCGTACGCCTCGGATCGCTGGAACAGAAATTTGCCGTTGTCGAACACCGGTTGAGTGAGCTGGAAAGCCGGCACGAAACCGTACCAACGCGCGTCACCAAGTTGGAGCAGGGTTTCGAACACATGGCGGGTCAGTTGTCGGAACTCAACGCTGGCCAGCAGACGCTGACGGGGGCGGTCAATGACATCGGCGCGAAGGTGGGCCGCTTACTGACCATCCTGACGCTGGTGGGGGCCGTGCTGCAAATGGCCGTGCCCGCACTCCTGCGGGTGTGGTTCCCATGAGCCTGCGCGGCCGGATTCAAGCCGGTGCGATCGCGCTGGCCAGCGCTTCGCTGCTGACGTTCCTGGGCACCTGGGAAGGGCAGGGGCAGAACATCGTTTACGCGGACAACTTGGCCCGTGGGCTGCCAACCGTGTGCAAGGGCATCACCCGGTACACCAGCCCATATCCGGTGGTGGTCGGTGACTACTGGTCGGATGCTCGATGCGCTGAGGTGGAGCAGCTGGTGATCGGCAAAAGTCAGCTGCAGCTCGCCGACTGCATCACCAACCCGAACGTGCGCCAGAACACCTTCGACGCCCTGACCAGCCACGGGCACAACGTCGGCGTGCCCAGCACCTGCGCCAGTCGGGCGGTGGGGCTGATCAACGCCGGCCGCATTGCCGAAGGCTGCAAGGCCTTGGCCTGGGCGCCGGACGGCAAGACGCCGGTGTGGGCTTTCGTCACCGATGCCCGGGGCCGCAAACAGTTCGTTCAAGGCCTGCACAACCGCCGGCTGGCCGAATCCCGGCTGTGTGCGGAGGGGCTGTAATGCTGCGCGAAGGCCTGTTTCTTGTAGTGCTGTGCCTGGTCGTCTGGATCGGTTTTGACACTCTCGAAGACCAACGCGACACGGCGCGGCGCGAGCGCGACAGCGCGCAATTCGAAGTGAACGGTCTGCGTGAAGCGGCTCGCATCAGCGGCGAAATGCTCGCCGAGCGCGACGCGATCGACCTGCAAAACACCACGGAACTGAACCATGTCCGCACTGAAAACCAAGACCTGCGCCTTGCTGTTGACGCTGGCGCTGAGCGGTTGCGCATCAAAGCCATCTGCCCAGCAGTGTCCGCCGATTCCGGCGCCGGCCGCCTGGCTGATGCAGGAACCGCCGAACTCGCAGCAGACGCTCGATCGGATTATTTCACCCTCCGGGACCAACTCGCCCTAAGCCGGCAAATGGTTCTCGGCCTGCAGCAACACATCGTCAGGGTGTGCCAGCGATAACCAGCGCACCAGGACAACCCTTTTCCCAACCTCAACAAGAGAGCTACCCCATGAGCCAACAAAACACCGAAATCACCCTGGAAGTCGGCGAGCAGGAATTCACCTTCAACCTGACCCCGGCGGACGTCACCAAATACTTCAACGCGCTGACCCAAACCAACAAGGTCGCCCCGGGTAACAACCTGTTGATGACCACCGTCAAGCAGGAAGAAAAAACCACCTTGAAACCATTGCTGGCCAATCCGGTGATGGTGATGCAGCTCGCCGGCGCGCTGCTGGAGGAATACGCACCGAACGTTGAGGTGATCGTAAAAAAGCGCTCGGCCACGCTGAGCGTCTGAGCGAAAACGGCTTGGGCCAGCTCATGGCCCTGACGAACCGCTGGCTGCCGGGAGCCGAGTCCACGCCTGAGGCGATGGGCACGGCCAAGTGGCTGGAGGACGAATACTGGAGACGCATGGAGATGGCCGTGGCTAACGGCATCGCCCTTGCGCTGAACGGGTAACGACATTGGCAGACCGTAGCGCCAGCCTGGCTTTCATTCTGAGCTTGCAAGACAAGGTCACCGCGCCCATGGGCAAGGTGAAGATGGGCTTTTCCGAGCTTGCCGATCAGAGCGAAAAGCACATCAAGACGATCGGCATGGGCTTGGGCGGGCTGACGGCTGGTGTGGTCGGGATCCGCGAATCCATGGAACCGGCACTGGAGGTCAACCGTGCCCTGGGCGACGTCCGATCGCTGGGCGTGGCCGAGGATGCATTAGCCGCACTCAACAGCAAGTCGCTGGAGTTCGCCGTGAACTATGGCGAGAACGCCAAGGACTTTGTGGCATCGGCTTACCTGATCGAGGGCGCTATCAAAGGGCTGGCCGGCAACCAGCTGGCGACCTTTACCAACACCAGCAACCTGTTGGCCAAGGCCACCAAAACCGACGCCGAAACCATGGGTGAATACGTCGGCACGCTCTACAACCTGCAGAAGTCCCAAGCCGATGCGATGGGGAAGGGCGAGTGGGTGGAAAAGCTCGGCGGGCAGACCGCCCTTGCGGTGCAGCTGTTTCGCACCAGCGGCGCGGCCATGAAGGACGCCTTCAAGGAGGCCGGCGCGATCGCGACGACGGCGGGTGTGGACCTGGCCGAACAGATGGCGGTGATCGGCACCCTGAGCAGCACCATGGAAGGGGGCGATGCCGGCGGACGCTACAAGGCGTTTTTCGAAAACATCGGTGCCGCGTCGGAAAAGCTCGGCATGAAGTTCACCGACCAGCAGGGCAAGATCCTGCCGATCATGTCCATCCTGGACAAGCTGCAGGGCAAGTTCGGCGACCTGACCAGCGCCTCGGCCGGGGCCAAGCTGATGGAGGCTTTCGGCGGCGAAGGCGCCCAGGTGATCGGCGCGCTGGCCAAGGACACCGGGCGGCTGCGCAACGGCATCGAGCAATTGGGCAAAGTGCGCGGACTGGAGAACGCCGAGCAAATGGCCCGGGCGATGGTCGATCCGTGGCAGCAGTGGGCGTCCCTGGTCGAGGTGATGCGTACCGTGTTCGGCCAGGTGCTGATCCCGGTGCTATCGCCGTTTATGAACAAGATGGTGGACATCGGCAAGACCCTGGTGCGCTGGTCGCAGCTGTTCCCGAACATCACCCGCGTGATCGGCATCACCGCACTGACCATCATGGGCATTGTTGCGGCCATGTCTGCGCTGACCATGGTGGTGGGTATCGCGAGGATGACCTGGCTGGGGCTGCTGACTGTCTGGAAAGTCGTCCAGTTGCTGAGCCTGCGTACCGTTGCGGTCTTCATTCTGCAGAAGTTGGCAATCCTGGCTTACGTCGCCGTGATCTATACGTTGAGCGCCGGCCTGGCACTCATTCGCGGCGCGATGCTGCTGTGGCAGAGCGCGATCTGGCTGGTCAACGTCGCGCTGACGGCCAACCCTATCGGCTTGATCGTGATGGGCATTGCCGGCCTGATCGCGATCGTGGCCGCCGCCGTCTACTACTGGGACGAATGGACCTCGGCCCTGATGAACACGGCCGCGTTCCAGTTCGTCGCCGAGAAATTCCAGAAGCTGGCCGACTGGTTCAACTCCATGGGCGGCTGGTCGGGCATGGCCAAGGCCGCCTGGGACAGCATCGTCGGCGTCTTCACCAAGGCCATCAACGGCCTGATCGAGATGATCAACAGCATCCCCGGCGTGAACATCGAGGCACGCTTCGGCGGCATGCCCGAGGTGCCCGGCATCGACGTGGCCACCAACGCCGCCGACACCGCCAACGCCGCGCAGAAAGCCCAGCAGACCATCAACGCGGCCATCCCCAGCCTTTCCCCAACGCGCCCGACAGCGGTGCCGTCGGGCGGCCTGTTGACCAGCATCCAGAACAACAGCAGCAGTCAGAGCAAGGGCGTGCATGTGGAGAACATGACCATTCAAAACAGCAAACCGATGAACCCGCTGGAGATGGAAAACATGGTCGCCATGGCGGTGGGCGGATGAGCGAGTACGTAGACCTGTTGATCGTCGATAACGACCTGGCGCTGGACCCTTCGCATCAGCCGCGGCTGATCGATGACCGCGCCTGCATTGCCCAGGACATCGCGCACATGATCCGCGACAGCGGGCTGCTGGTCACGTTGGTGGCCGAGCGCGATCGGCTGCGGCAACGCGACTGCATCCAGCAGATGGAGCTGCTGGTGGAGGCTGACGAGCGCCTGGTGCCTGGGACTGCGCGCATCACGCAATTGGAACCAGGTCAGTACCTGGTCACCGCCAAAACCCTGAAATTTGGATTGATCGAGGTAAGCCTGTGAGTGAGGTCGATTTTAAACAGGTGATCGCCGACGCTGGCATCCCGACCACCGAGGCCGGTTTGAAGGTTGCCTGGGAAAAGGAGGTCGAAGCCCAAGGTGCCAAGGTGGCCAACACCAGCAGCTATTCGCCATTCTGGCGAGTGATGACGGCCCTGGTCACCAAGCCGGTGCTATGGCTGCTGGATTTCCTGTGCCTGACCGTGCTGCCGAACTTCTTTGTGAAAACGGCGGTGGACGCCTGGCTGGACATGCTGGCTTGGGCGGTCAACGTCGAGCGCAAGGGCGCGACGAAAGCCCGGGGCACGTTGCTGTTTACCCGGGCGACGCCGGACGGCGTGATGGAGCTGGAAAAAGGGATCGCGGTGCAGTCCGCTGCCATCAACGGCAACGTCTACCAGCTGACCACGACGGCCGCCGCGACCTTTCAGCAGGGGCAGTTGCAGCTGGAAGTGCCGGTGGAGGCGACCGAAGCCGGCAGCGGCTACAACCTGGCACCGGGTTATTACGCGATCCTGCCAGTTCCGGTACCGGGCATTGTCCAGGTGGTGAACAGGGACGGCTGGCTGGAATCACCAGGTGCGGATTCGGAGCCGAATGACCAACTGCGCCTGCGTGTGCGCAACCAGTTTTCGGCGGTCAACCAGTGGCACACCGACGCGGTGTATCGCGCCATGATTTCCGCCTTCCCCGGCGTGCGGCCGGATGGCGTGTATTTCGAGCATGGCGCGCCCCGGGGCCCGGGCAGTGCGAACGCCTACGTGCTGTTTGATGCCGGTGTGCCGGCGGACAGCTACCTGGAGCAAATCAACGCGCATATCCGCGACCAGGGCAACCATGGTCACGGCGATGATCTGCTGGCCATGGTCATGCCCGAAGTGCCGGTGGTGCTGCTGTTCAACGTCTGGCCCCGGGCCAATCTGACGCCTGCCCAGGTGATCGATCTGCAGCATGAAATCGAGTTGTTCGTGCGCGCCGCGTTCCGTGAAAGCACGCCCCGAGACTATCAACCGACGCTCACTTACCCACAGTCGCGCTTCAGCTTCAGCCGATTGACTGAGGAACTGCACGGCCAGTTTCCCGGCATCGAGTCGCTGAGGATCACCCCGATGGTGGACATCGTCAGCGCGCTGACCATTCCCCGGATCGACCAACTGACGGTGCTGATGAAGTGATCAAACTCAAATTGCCGTTCTGGCTGGAAGGCACCGAACTGTCGAAGCTAACCGCCGCCGCCCAGGCCTGGTGGGAAACCGTCACCGGCTGGCTGCGCTGGCCATACCTGCAAATCGATCCGGACACCTGCCACCTGACCATCCTGGAGCTGTGGGCATGGCAGCGCGACGTCACGCGCTTCAAAGGCGAGCCCGAGGCTTTGTTCCGCCTGCGGGTGAAGTACGCCTTTATCAACTCCGTGGACGCCGGCAGCACCGCCGGCATGAAGCGCATTTTCGAGCGCCTGGGCGTGGGTTACGTCGAGATCGAGGAACGCCAGCCCGACCGGGATTGGGACGTGATCCTGCTCAAATTCAGCAATGCCCAACTGTCGCTCAACCCGGAGTTGCTGCGCGTGTTGATCCAGCAATATGGCCGCACCTGCCGGCGCTATGACTTCGTGACCATCACCCCCGTGGCGCTGCCAATCGCCTTGATCGACTTTAACGACGACCAGCAAACGCTGGTTGCCAGCCTGTAGGAGCGCACCGTGAGCGCCAATATCACCTTGGCCGGCGAAAGCCTGATTGCCCTCAAGCAAAGCCAGAAAAAGCCGCTGATCATCAGCAAATTCATATTCGCCAACGTGCCCGGGCTCGACCCTGTGGCGCCACTCGATCGCGCTGCCGGCAAGCCACCGGCGGAACAGATCGTCCACGTCTACAGCATCCCCGCGCAAAACGCCGGCTACGTGAACCCCAACCAGGTGGTGTACAGCGCCCAGCTGGGCTCGGACATTGGCGACTGGGATTTCAACTGGGTCGGCCTCGAGGACGAAGAAGGCGTGCTGTTCGCCGTGTCGTCCGTGCCTTTGCAGCAGAAGCGCAGGAACATTCCACCGCTGCAGATCGGCAACAACGTCACCCGCAACTTCCTGGTGGCGTTCGATGGAGCCCTAGCGCTGACCGGCGTCACCATCGACGCCAGCACCTGGCAGCATGACTTTACCGTGCGCCTGGCCGGCATCGATGAGCGCGCGCGTATGAGCAATCGAACGCTGTATGGTCGGGCGTGTTTTTTCAGTGGTTCGCTGACCTTTGAAAAAGTTGGTAGCAGCTTTCAGATTCGACCAGGAGGGGCCTACATAGAAGGCATTCGGGTGGCCCTGGCCGAACCGTTCGTGGTCACCGGTGTTATCCCCGTGGGCAAAGTCTGGTTGGACGTCTGCCTGGAGCGCCAATTCAATGACCGGGTGGCCAGCTGGAAAGTGGTATACGGCGATCAGGTGGATTACACCGATGCCGCCGGCGTCCCCCATTACTGCGTACCCATTGCCGATTACATCTCGTCGAGCCAGATCGTGGACTTGCGACCGGCTGAGCCGGCCGCTGGCCCCTTGATTCAGTATTTTGCAGCGCGCAACGGCGACTACGAGAATCTGCGCGCCCGTGCGACGACCAAGGAAGACGTGGACCTGGGCAATTTGCCCAACGCCAAAAGCGATGACCCGGCGACCAACAGCAGCGAGATCCTGGCCACCACCGCCGCGCTGAACAAACTGCAACAGCAAGTCGGCGATTCGATGACCGGGATGGTTTCCGCTTTCGCGATGAAAGTAGCGCCCACGGGCTGGTTGACCTGTAACGGCGCGGTGGTGTCCCGCACCAGCTTCGCCAGCCTCTTTGCCCGCATCGGTACGACGTTCGGCGCCGGCGACGGCGTGAATACCTTCGCCTTGCCTGATTTGCGCGGCCTGGTCCCTCGGGGCTGGGACGATGGTCGCGGGCTGGACCCGAGCCGTGTGTTCGGCTCGTTCCAAGACATGATGCTGCAGTCCCACGCGCACACGGCTACGGCTGCTGCCGTAGGGGACCACATTCACTCTGCCTGGACTGATGCCCAGGGCAACCACGTCCACAGTGCTTGGACCGACGCCCAAGGCTCCCACAACCATAGTGCCCCGAGCGCGCCAGGTATCGGCCAAGGTTCAGGCGGCGCTAACAGTGTTCAACAGTCCGGTGGTGCGCACGAAACGTCATGGGCCGGGAACCACGCGCATAACGTCGGCATCGGCGCCGCCGGTAGCCATGGGCACAACGTCGGCATTGGGGCCGCTGGTAACCACACCCACGCCCTGACGGTCGCCGCCGCTGGCGGCACCGAAACCCGTCCGAAGAACTTGGCCCTTCTTTTCTGCATCAAATATTGAGATCGAACATGACTGACAAACTCGTCTACCAGACGGACCACCTGGGCGTTTACATCGGCGCGGTGGAGGCCTACGAATCGCCCTTGGAGCCGGGGGTGTACCTGATTCCCGGCGGCTGTGTGGAAACCCCGCCACCGGTGATTCCTGAACACAAAGTCGCCTGGTGGAATGGCCAGTCCTGGCTGCTGGTGGACTACTTCGGCGGTGTGGTGGTCTACAGCATCGACACCAGCGAGGCGCGAACCCTTGAAGGCTTTGAACCGCTTCCGGCCGGTTACACCCTGAAAAAACCGGGACCGAACCAGATCTGGAAGGACGGCGAATGGGTTGACGATATCGACGCCGTGCTGGCCGTACTGCATGACAACAAACAGCAGGCGATCGACGCCGCATACAGCCAGTACATCGCCGGCGGCTTCAATTCGGATGCGCTGGGAGAGCTGCACCGCTACAGCAGCGCGATCGATGACCAGGTGGATTTAAACGGCCAGGTGCTGCTGGGGCTGGATGACGTCTACCCCTGCTATGACGTTGACCAGGTGAAAGCCTTTCGACGGCATACCATCGCCCAGCTACAGAAGGTCAGCCAGGACCTGGTGCGCTTCAAACAGGCCGCCATGCAGCACGCCGACAGTCTCAGGCAGACCCTGGCCAAGGCCCTGGACGACAAGGACCTGCAGGCCATGAAAGCCATTACTTGGACGCCGCCGGCATGACCTGGGCACCGGTGACCATGCGCTGGCCAGAACAGGCCACGCAATGGATGGGTGGCCTGACGGCCGCCAAGGATCTGGCCGGCGGCGAGCTGGCCAGCACGGCCCAGCGCCTGGCTGGCCTCGAGGGCTTGGCCAGCACCAACCCGGGGCCGGTCGGTGATGCGGCCAAAGGCGCGATTGCCGCCGGGCGGGCGGCCTTGGCCGAGCAGTTGGGCCAGGCGCCGTCGTGCCTCGTGGTGACGCCGTTTCAAAGCGGTATCGGCCAAGGAAAGGGCTATCAGCGTTTTCTGTCGGCCCCCAACGTCCTGGAACACCTGGCCAAGAAACTGGAGGACGTCACCGACACTGGGCGCCCGGCCGGGCCGCAATACGCACTGTCGATTTTGTTCCTGGGCACGCGCCTGGAACAGCTGGCCAGCAGCCTTTCACGGTTCAACGCCTTGCTGCCGATTCCCGACCTGGTGCGCACCGAGCGCCGCGCCCAGCACCTGACGAAGCTGGAAACCGAAAAGTGGGAGATCCCCGGCGCCGGTCCATTGCCGCGCTGGCAAGCGTTGCCCCTGGAGCGCTGCACGGTGGTCAAGGCCGCCAAGCAATCCATGACCGGCCAACTGGCGGTGCTGGAGAGCTACGCGGCCGACAGCTCGCCGCTGGGTGATCTGGCCGCGTTGGCGACCCGCAAAGCTGCCCAGCAGCAGGGCCGGGATCAGCAGCTGGCTGACCTGAAAGACCTGCTGGCTGGGGGAAACCCTGAGGTCAGTATGCGGGCTCGCCTGATCGGCCCCGGCAACAGCAGCGAGTTGCGCCGCGAGCTGCTGGCCGGCGATGCCCCGGGGCATGAATGGGTGCTGTGCGCCGGCCTGATGCTGGTTGGCTCGAAAGAAGGGCTGAGTTTTGTCCAGGAGCTGGTGGGCCTATGACGCTGCTACTCGACGGCCACAAGGTCCAGGGCAAGAACCTCAAGGTCACCGCTAACCTGCGTATCGAAAGCGGCGACATGTCCGGCCAGACCAGCAACACCGACAAGGCCCACAAAGGCTTTAAGCCCAAGACGCTGACCGTCTCGTTGATGATTCCGTTTGTGGATAAGTCCCAACTGGTCGATCTGATGCGCCTGGCCGAAGCCACTGCCGGCGGCGGCCAGTTGCATCTGTACCGCATCGTCAACGATTCGGCCGAGGTCTTCGGCGTCCGCCAGGTCGAGTTTTCCGACGGCATCAGCGCCCGCGAGGACGACTCGCTGCGCTCCTGGCTGGTCCAGTTCACGCTGAGCGAGCGCGAATCGAACCCGGAAAAGGTCGAAGGCCGACGCGCCGGCAATAAGGTCAACGCCCAGGGCGCCCCGGGTAGCGAGGTCGGAAGCGGGGGTGGGACGGATGCAACCAGCGACAACCCGGCGCTGAGCGGTTTTGAAAAGGTGCTAGGCCGCGTGGACAAGTGGCTGGGCGGGAGTGAGCCGACATGAAGCTGCATAAGATTCTGGCAATCAATGGCGCGCCGATCGCCCTGGTGAAAGACGACGTTCGGCTGGACGCCACCAGTCCCGGTCGGGCGACGTTCACCATCCAATCCGCGGTGCCGGTGAAAGGCCTGGTGACGCTGGACATCGGCTACAACGAAGGCCCCCTGCAACGGCACTTCATTGGCTACGTCGAGCGCTGCACCGCCGCCAACGCCGTCGAGCAGGTGCTGTTCTGTCGCGAGCTGGCCGCCGTCCTGGCCAACCCGCTGCCGCTGAACCTGCGCCATGTCGATTTGCGCGCCGTGTTGGCTGAGGTCAGTGAACAGACCGGCCTGCGCTTTCGCGTGCCCGATCGGCCCTACGCTAGCGTTAAGGCGCCGTTCTTTTACAGCCTGGCCGCCGGCTATCAGGCGATGGACAGTCTGGCCCGGGTATTCAGCATTCCCGACTTCACCTGGCAGCAGCAGGGCAACGGGGAAGTATTCGTAGGCAGCTGGGCCGACAGTTTTTTCGGCGCCCGTGCGCCGCTTCAGATCCCCACGGAGCTGTTCGACGGCTACCAGGGCAACCAGAGCGCGATGGTCGCGGCCCTTCCCGGGTTGCGACCAGGTGCAACGATCAACCAAGGCGAGCGAGTCACCAGCGTGGCGCTCGCCAATGACCAGATGGCTATCCGATGGAAGACGCAATCCGCCGCAGCGTAGAGCGGCAATTTCCCGAACTCACCGGCGGCTACCACCTGCCGCGCTTTGCCCGGGTTATCGCCGTGGCCGATGCCCCGGCCGGCGCCGGGATCTGCGACGACTTCCGGCCGCGCTATGCGGTGGACATCGAAGTCCTCGGCCCGGACGGCGAGCCCGATCCGCAGCTGCCCCAGCTTGCCGGCGTGCCGTTGCCGCTGCCCACCGGTGGCGAGGAAATGGGCATCTACGCCTTTCCGGAGGAGGGCACCCAAGTGGTGGTGTGTTTCGCCTACGGCCTGCCGAACAAGCCCTACATCCAGACGATCCTGCCTCACGGCCTGAGCATGCCCAAGGTGCCGAAGGGCGATCAGGTGTGGCAGCACAGCGAAGCCGCCCAGCAGCGCGTCGACGCCGACGGTAACTGGCTGCGTCAGACCGATGGCAAGATCCAGGACAAGGCGATCGAACGTGAAGTGGAGGCCCTGGACAACCGCGAGCAGTTCCAGAACCACACGCAGACGATTAACGATCATTCGACCGAAACGGTGGGAGGCGTAAAGACAATCGAAGCCCTAGGCGCGCTGAAGCTGCTGTCGGGGGGATCCGTGAGTTTGGCGGCGGTGGATGATCTGCACCAGGCGACGGGCCGGGATCTGAACCTGGTAGTGGGGCAGAAGCATAACGCTGCAGTAGGTGGTGACATGCAGGAGAAGATCCAGGGCGTGCGTAAAAGCGTCGCGGGGATCGGTCAGCGGCTGCAATCCCCCAAGACGTGGTTAGGTTCTGAGAAAGTGAATGTGTTGCAAGTGTTATGTGACGTGATCGCCCTGCTCGAGCAAATGAATACCCAACTAGTGGCACACACCCACGTACCAGGACCCATGCCGAGCCCAACCGATGCATCGGCATTCACAGTAGAGGCCGAAAAAGCTGCATTGTTATGGTCAGAATTGAAGGCGATCACGCTTTAGATGTTTGTCAAAGTCTAAAGCTGTTCAGACCATTTTTTGCCGTTTTGTACGATTTTTACTACCAATTCACCGACATTGGTTGATGGGCATCCCAGCGGGCAATTCTCAGCTTCTCTAGCGGAGTTCAATGCTCGAGACCTATCAAGGGCTTCGGGAAACATATCCTTAATCATTTCAAAATCAATTATTGCCCTACTCTCATGATCATATTCAGGCATTTCCGTGTTAAGTCTTTTTTGTATGGCGTGTCGGCCATCTTGATTGCCATAATTCACTAGGTGGAGGAGCGGCCATAGTTCAAAGCAGGGGTTGGAGAATCCAACATCAATGCCGCTTCCCAAAGCCTCATTTATAGCGCTCTCTATATTGTGGTGTTCATCACGATCAAAGACAGCCCAAACCCGAAAGCAGTGGTCGAAACTGTTTTTTGATTTTTTTCGTTTGGCGGTAAGCTCTTCTCTAAGTTGCTTAGCTTTTTGAACTATAGTGGTTGGCGCACCTGCGCCCGGTACAGTAAGGATTTTAACTAGCCCATTACCATAATAAAGAGCGCAGCTGTCGAAGTAGGCTGGCTCAGTATTGCTACCTTCACATACGATATGAATTTCAACTTTTGGGTCTACAGTGCTCGTGGACCGTTTAAGAGTCGGCGTAGCCGGCATTCTCCTAGCCATGTTTACTCCTCGTGATCACCGGAGATCATGCCGATTTTTTTATAATCACTCTCGCTCATTCCGAACATAGGGACGGCGCCAAATCTACCGTCTATATAACCTTTTTCAAAGTTATCGTTGCTTCGACTTTTTATCGAGCTAAGCGAATATAAACTTGTGCAGCCAGTTTTGTCCTTCTCGACAAACCATACTTGATCTCTACGTAGCAGTCCTGTTGTTAGCATGCTGGTATCATGAGTGGTAAAAATCAACTGCGCATGACCGGGGTTTGTATCAGGGCGAGAAAAAAGACTAATAAGCTCTTTCGTTACCAGTGGATGAAGAGCGATGTTTAGTTCGTCTACTATTAACATGCCACCATTTCTAAGCTTGTCGAAGACGGGCCCCAACAATTGTAGAAGAGCTTTAGTTCCGGAGCTCTCGCTTTCCAGTTTTATTGGATAGTTTTTGCCATCTTTTCCAGTGTGAAATATTTTGGCTTCAGTTTTTTCTAGGAATTCATCAAACTTTATATCGGTTGAGGCATGCTTTGAAATAAACTGCTCAAACTCTTGAATCATGAGCTTCGTTTTTTCAGTAGTCGGCTTTTTGGAAAATTGAATGTCGGCAATGCCAATGTCTGCCGCTCGCATGAAACTAGTGGCCATCTTCCTTTGTTGTTCATCGATGTTGAAGTAAGCATGCATCTGCTTGCTTAAAAGTGCGCTGTCGTCTATAGAGTCCAGTCTTTTTGAAACTCCAGAGGAAAAGTACTCGTAAATTAATGATAGGTGAGGGTGAGAGTTTTGCGCCGCTGCGGAAATGAAAAGGCTATTGTCTCGAACAAATTTAGAAATTGCTTTGTTGTCGCCTTTTAGGTTTTTCCCAAAATAGAAAACCTCTTTCTCGGTCGCATCTCTGTGAAATAGAACGCTACGAGATTGACGCTGTGTACCTATGGGGAAAGAATACAGCCATTCGCTATTTATTATCTCTCCGTCCAGAGTGAATCCATAGTGATAACGAGTGCCATCTAATACAAAGTCAGCATCATATCGGGAGGGTGTGTGTCGAGATTCATCATCTAAAAGAAATGGTTTATATGGTGTTCCGTGTCTCGTCGACTTCGCATTATGAGAATCTCTAATGGCCGCGACAAAGAACTCTAAGGCTCTTAGTACCGTAGATTTACCGGCGGCATTTGCGCCGTATACTGCGACTACAGGAACCGCAACTATATTTTTTTTTGTGCTGTCAATCGAGTCAGGGCTTTCGCCGACCTGAAGGAGTCCTTCTGTGGCGTCTTTGAGCGACGTTGCCATAAGGGACAGCTCTTGGTAATCACGTATGGATAGGTGATTAGCAGTGCCAAATCTAAGGAGCATCTTGATACCTCTAAAACGCTTTTTAGGCGTATTTTTGCAAATTCTTAGCTTAGGAGACTACCTAGCGTCGATGCAGGGTGCAACAAGAGATTCGTTTGCCCAGACGACGAGTAGGAGCTAGCTGGACTGATCAATCCTATACTCCGCGCTGACGGATTCAGTATGTGCGTAGGGACGAACCCAAGGCTGCCCCTGCTGCCCACGTTGTCTCTTACCTAGATTCATATGTAGGCCTGCGTGAGCGCTGGGGGATCTACCAAAGCAAAGGTTCTAGACGGGAGATAGATGCTCATCACTCCTTGAGCTATTTTCCTATCAGCTGACGCATGGTGCGTTGCGATAGGGAGTCGATCTCCCGGAGCGCATGAGACGTCTGCTCCGAGACAGTCATAAGCATGATCATGGTGAACACGGACAGGAAAAGCGCTAGTTTAGGATTCTGATCAAGCGTGTCAGCCAGTACATCCTGTTTCATCCCTCGCTCCTGCCAAGCGATTGCTTTCTTCCAAGCCCTGCGCTGTTCCTTGTCCAACCCCTCGAAATATTTCTTTAGATCAAAGTCAATATTTTCGAGTCTGTGGACGAGATTGTTGCGTAGTTCCGAGAACTTTCGCAGGAATGAAAATTGACTGCTGGTGATCAGGTTCAATTCGACAGCGACTCGCCCTTTTCCAGTCTGATTATCAGAAAGGGGTAGACGCTCGATTACTGAACGGAGCACACCTTGATTGGTGTGCGCCAGGATCACCTCGGTAACCGTGGCCTCTATGGCGGCATGGAGCTTGATCACCATCGCCCAATCAGTGTCGTGCAGGAAGTCCAGAAGCTTGTCAGACGCCTCGAACAACGCCTTATTCAATCCTTGCCGCATTTCTTCTGTGAGGCTCTCAGCCTCGTCGCGATATAGGTACATGAAATTCCTCTTAAGTTATATGCATGCAACCAGACAGGAGCTGCTGCGTCTAGGCTCCTGCTTGTAAGAAAAAACCAGCTGAAAAAAAAATGGCTAAAAAAGCACTTATCCCCCTCCCGCCGACGGGCTTTATGTCACTTTTTTGTGCAAAGGCGGGTGGGGGTGCAAATCATGGCCACGCTCAAGCCCACTGCGGGGCTGTGAGACATTTTGCAATTACACGGAGTGCAAGGTTTTGCAAAGAAGTGCAGAGGCTTTGCGTAGCGCCCAAAGCAAGCCAGGTCGGTGGCCGATCTCTAGAGACCCCAGTTTGCAAGGAGACGTCGTTTGAAAATAAGCGTCTTTTCAAGTTTTTGATTTCTCAATAGCTCGCACCAGGGGAGCTTTGGATGTGTTTCAGAAAGGATACCAACTTGCCTCAAAGCCCCGGCGCTGTGGGCTTTCAGGTCGTTTAGCGCATTTCACAGGTGACCAGCGGTGATATGGCTACTTCTGAGTTACGAGAGGCAGGACTCCGCGCCTACAAAACCTGGGGCGACTCAAGGCTCAGATGGTAATAAATCACACGTTAAAAAGTGCTGATGAATCTAGCCCGTCGATATTTTCTTCGTCTAATTTTAGGTCTAACATTTGCGCAACTAGCTCAGCCATATCATCTTTAAAGTTGCGCTCGCCTTCGTGGTTTAAAATTCGCCCGATAGCCCCGGCAATCACGTCTGACAATTGAACTAATTGACTATTTTTTGATGATGCAGTTTGCAGTGACCTTAATTGTAGGGTGTCATCAAACTGCCCTTTATAGTTAATACTTATACGCTCGCGAAGATCGGCTATCACGAAGGAATCTAGAGACTGTTCTTCATCGACGGTGACGTCCATTTCCCGTGGTAAATCCATTCGCCCACTTTTTACTTCATGAGTAGCGCCCCGAATCAGCATATGCTCATGAAGCTTTAAAATAGTTTCTTCAATTGATCGGTTTGTTTTTGCCCGCTCTACTGCAATAACCTTAAACCCTAAATACTCCCTATTTTCAAGAATGACTGCGAGATACCCTTTCAATGTTTCATAATCGCTTTTTCCGAATTTGGAAAAATGAACTTCCCGATTCTTCCATACGGACTGCGCTTGCCATTCGCTGATAGCTTTGCTAATGGTAAATACCGCTCTACCGCTCAGGACCCACACTGAGGCGACGATTACAAAGCGATGAGTTTTGCCCGTTTCATCGGAGAAGATATGAACGGTCTTACGCGGAGCACTATCTTCAAGGACAGCTCCCTCCATTTTCTCTTCATTTTTTCTGCGACTTTTTTTGATTTCTGAGTCAGCCAAAAACAAGCCGTATTCATTTTGAATCTTCGCCCTGGCCCGAACGATATAATGCAACCTCTCTAACCTAAATAAGTCTTTGGGTAGTATTCCTGCATCATTGTAAATCTCGCGCTGAAATATTTCCCAATATTTCAGGGATAAAGAGATGTCGCTATTGCGTGTGTGCGGGTAAAGATTTAAAACGGATGCCACTCTTGGTTTCAGTGTTGAAAAATCTGCTGCCGCTAGAGATGATAGTAATTCTTTTTTTTCTTTATCTATCTTTTCATCTTTGGTTAATTGTTTTTTTATAGTTTTTTGTGAGTTCTCTTCTGGTGGAAGAGGTACTGAGTCTTCGATCGTGTAAACGCCCATGTGACACTCCTTGTTAATGCCCTACTGCAATCGGCCGTCGCTGCCTGTCGCCACCGGTCAGCCCCGCACTTCGGTCTGCACCGCTTGCTGAAAACCGCCGCTCGGGATCTGGCTTGCGGGCTGGGCGGGTTTGCCCAAGATGTAGCACGTCACCAACCCGGTAGTCGGTTGGTCATTATTGACCGCCACCACAGCCAGCAATGTCCAACCCTTTCCCAGCAGTTGATTGGCGTCCCGCATGCCATAAGCCTCTTGAACTACGCCGACGTCGTGCATTTGCATGGTCTTGCCCCCCTTGATTGTTTTTTACAGGATAGACGGCAGGGGGCGCGGCGCCGACTGACTCCGGCATAAAGGGGGGCCAATTTCTAAATTGGCAAATACTCTCTAATAAAATCAATGATTTGCGTTTAAAAAATTTAGCGTAACTTTAACTACCAAACTATCTAGGCCCTGATGCGACGGGCTGTTAATGGCGTTAACAGCCTGTGAGAGGGCCAAGTAACGTCAGCGACAGGGTCACCAGCTAGTCCTGTTCCATCGTTCTCAGTCGCGCTAAGCCCTGCTTAATAAAGCCAGCGTTCTCGCCAATTCGATCCAAGGCAGTCCGAGCGTTGTCACCAGCGACAGCGAAGCCTTGCTGTTCTGCCACGAGTGTCAGTTCCATGATCGCTGCTTCCAGGGCGTGCTGGTTTTCGTAGATTCTTTCAAGAACCACAGAGAGGGAATATTCGCGGGCCATGGCTTCGACTCCATTCGGAAAACTGGAAGCATAGCAGCACTGTTGGAAGGGACAATTTCAGGTCGAGGGTGGGGAAAGGGTAATTTTGGTAAGGTGATGCGGAGAAGGGGCTGTAACCCTTATAAGCCGTGGCTTTGACGTATTACCTCGAAGGGTAATATTTGGTAAGGATGGAGGTAATTTTTTCCCAAGTGCCTGATTTTAAAGGGTTTCGTAAGGGGCTGGAATTACTAAGGTCAAAGGTAATTTTCTAACCTATTCCTTACCCTATTATTACCTTTACAGAATCAACTCAACTATTTGATTTTATTGAGTTTTCTATCCGGTAAAAAAGAAAATTACCAAAATTACCTTTTTCCCAGGGGTCAACCTGAAATCCGGAAATTGCAGAGGGAAAGGTGCCAGACCGGCGCTCCCACACAAATCCTGTAACTCTTACCTGCTTCGCCTTGATACCGCTAGAGGCCTTGAAATAGTGGTGCGGGTGGAGGGGATTGAACCCTCGTTATCAGCTTGGGAAGCTTCCGATGAAACCTGAAAGCCCGGCAGCGATAGTGCCCGTGATGGGAGCTGAAAACGGATGCTTAAATTTTGCTAGAGCGGCTGGCAGGAGAGGGGGCGCAGGGATGGGAGTACATGTTGGTGGTACATAGGTGGTACGAGGGGGGAGGAGTAGGCTTTTGGGTCTTTATTTACAGGGGGCTAAGAGAAGGTGCGTCCGATCCATCATCAGATAGTGACAATGTCATTCTGTTTATGGCATCACGGCCAATGTCGGAGATTTCCCGCAACCCGCGTCGCCATCGCCCACCTTGCACTCCTCCAACCACCCAGATAACCTTCTCCCGTCGCTGCAAAATCAGCGACAAGGGTGTGGAAGCCCTTCACAAGATCTAGGCGCACAAGCGCCACCTAAATTTCAGCGGGCGCTTTTTTCTCGTCTGCTGTTAAATTATGGCGGCTGTGCGCGGGGCACTTTCGGGTGCGCCGGGTTCCTAGATCCCCGGTCTTCCACACCTGCGTACAGCTGCCACCCATCATGTGGAAGTGATGCTGGCAGTTCCTTAATTTAATTCTAGGAACAAAGCAATGAAGAAAATCACTCCAAATCCCCCCGAAACCTCAACCGTTTCCGACCCTCTCGATGAGCTCTCCAAAGCCACTCAACGCACTGTCAGCAAACGCCTTCGTAACCCAAACCACGCCGACCCGATCAGCCACGTTTTCACCATCCTCCCCAACGTCGATACAGAATCCCTGTTAAGCCACGCCTGCGAAACCCTCGCGTCCCTAAACGTCCTAACCACCGACCTGGCCTGCGAACTCGAAGGTTCACACCGCAGTCTCGCGCTATCGATTCAGCAATTAGCAGTAGTCGGTGAGTTATTGGTAAACCGAGCCCTGGATAATCTTGACCCGCCCGACGGTGAGTCCGAGATTCCATCCGCCAGCCAAGCCTAAGCGGCCACGCTCGTTTACCTAGTGGAGGTTCAAAACCATGGCTCGATATATGCCAATCACCGGAATCGATTGCACAATTCCGTCGCTGTTGATTGACACCGAAGCACCCGTCGACGTGTTGCACGACACGGCCGCATACCGTATCCGCACCGTGACGCAACTGCTGGAAACCCTTTCTCTGGGCGAAGGCATCAGTCGTGATGCGTTGCTGTTGCAGGACTTCGCGCGGGTGTTGGCGATTCTGCTACGTGATGGGTGCGATTTGATGGATGTAGTGGGGCGACGGCTGCAGGCGCAGGTCTAG